GCGCGAGCTTAATGTTAGTGGGCGGTCTATGGTTTGAGAATAACGAGTTAATCGACTTCGACGGCCACTATTTATTGCCCGCCAAAGTCGTGACCGCATTGCGCGATCATGGCTGTATCGTTGATGACACATTTAATTAAAGGGGCAACACCATGAAAATCGGCGACATCATCACAGCAACAATTTATGGCCGCGCGGTACGCTGCAAAGTCTTGGCTATCCATGCGGCGGGCACTGTTGACGTGCAGCGCGCGGACGGTCAGTGCTTCCGTATCTCAGGACTCGCAGCATGAACCGCAACATTTTCACCCGGCGCCATGTCCTGCGCGCCGCTATCCTTAACGCTGCCGGCGCCTTGGCGCTGGTGGCCGGCGCGCTGGCGCTCATGCTGGCCTATTTTGATGTACTGGTGAAATAACATGCAAAATTTTCTAGGCTATATCGCATATGAGGGTCCGTCGATCATCGACGGCGCGCCCATTGTCGTTATTGTGAACAAAATCGACGGATCCGAAAATGCCAAAACCGGCGCCATTGTGCAGAGTTTCATTATTCGGGCCGACGTGGCGCCTACTGATGCACTGAAAACCGGCGCCGACGCTAGCATATGCGGCGCATGTGTGCACCGGCCATTGTTGGCCCGGGATAACGGCGCGGCGCCATGTTATGTCAACGTCGGCCGGTCCGTGCGGGCAGTTTATGAAGCGTACCGGCGCGGCCGCTATACAAAGGCGGACCCGGCCACAATTGCGCGCGCGTTAGCGGGCAAAATTGTCCGGCTTGGCACGTACGGTGACCCGGCGGCCGCGCCGGTCCGCATGTGGGCGCAAATTACCCGCTATGCGGCCGGCCGGCGCGGATATACGCACCAATGGGACCGGCCCGGCTTCGACGCGGCCGCGTGGGCGCCGTTAGCTATGGCGTCGGCCGATACGATCGATGAAGCCGCAAAAGCTAATTTGCTTGGCATGCGGGTTTTTAGGGTTTCTATCGGTGTTGACAAGCAGGCCGGGGAAACCATTTGCCCTGCATCGGCCGAAGCCGGCCGCAAAGCCACATGCGCCAAGTGCACGCTATGCGCCGGCACGTCGATACAGGCGCGCGACGTCGTTATTGCGGACCACGCTAGCGGGCATGCCCGTCGGTCTATTCAATTGAAAGTTATCGCATGAATAAGTTATTCCCCACAATCCCGGCCGGTGAATCGGTCCCGTGTTTTAACTGTAATGGGCCGTTGACCGAACAATCGGCCGTATTGACCGACTATCCACCAAAACGCGGGCAGTGGCGCGCCTACTGCAAAGCGTGCGACATGTTTACGTTTTTTGATAAGGCTTGATTTTCAGTGCATGCGGCCGCATTGGCCGTATGCGCGGACAATCCGGTCCGGCAACAAAAGGGAAAACATGAACACAGTCACTATCGGGCGCACTACTTACAAGCTGCGCGACACTTCGACAATTTTTGCAGACCACGCCAAGTGCACCGGTAAGCATAAGCCGGTCAAAAGCAAAGGCGGTGAAAAACGCGTATTCCCTAAAAATGGCGCGCGTATGAGTACCGCCGATTATGTGTTTACTTATTTTCGTTTAAACCCGCATGCGTACACTGGCGCAAATAAAAACGGATTTAATGAGGAAATTGCCGCATTTTTTCAACCCTTGGCCGCGCACATCAGCTACCCGCAAGGCTTTGATTCTTACGAGGTGGAAGCATGATCTACGAAGTGCAAACCCGCATGGTCAATAGCTGGGAGAACGTCTGGACAGACGACGACGGCGACACTCTGGTGACGTTTGAAACCTACGAAGCCGCGCGCGCAGAATTAGCGGGCTACTTGGCGGACCTCGCGCATTTTGTCAAAACGGGCGATTTAACGGACTACAGCCCCGACGATTATCGAATTGTGGAGGTGGCGCCATGATCGATATGCGGGTCCCGTCCTACGGGTTAGTTTTGCAGCTACTGAACGCGGCCCTTTGCGAGTTATCGCATAACGAAATTGAGGAAGCTACGGCTACCATTGAGCAGGCGCGCTCATTGCTGGAAAGTTTAGGGGTTGACGTATGAAAGGCGTACCCTACACCGTACGAGGGTTAACCCTTGAATGCGAGTTTGAGTTTGAAGCCGGTGAGCCGGCGACATGGGACGAACCGGGTTGGCCGGACATCTACACGCTGACCGGCGCATGGCTGGACGGGGTTAACGTCACGGCGATAATTGACCCGGCCGTGGTTCAAGAGCTAGAAGAACGGGCGCGCTGGCCGTGATTTATGCCTGTATCGCGCTTTTAATTCGCATTCTGACGGGCCGGAAACTTAATTAGTTTCAACGCGCCATTGCTACCCGCGCCCTGAACTAAGTCTCGCAATTCAGTTTTTGACTTGTTGGCTAGTTCAGGCGCGCAAAACACATGTTTTTTGTTGGTGTTGGCTCTGCTTTTAAGCAGACCCATGTCCAGCCATTCAGCCTCACGGAACGCGTGCATTAACGCGTTAACGGGTATTTTCATTCCCGCCGGGGCCAAGCCGGTTAACCTATCGCAAAGGGCTTGCCACGGGCCACCAATGGCGCCGCAACCAAACTCGCCCATGCGGGCGCGCATCAGTTCAGCCAAAAAAGACTCGGCGCCACTCATGCCCGTGTCGATGAGGATTAGCTTGGCCTCAGTCACCGGCGGGGCTGCGCCCGGGTTAAACGCGGCCACGTCTCGCGTGTGCAGCCAAGCGGCTATCCGGGCAAAGCCGCCCGCCTCGTACCAGTCAACGAGTATTTTTCCATCGGCATCCGGCATTCGGTTTACAAATGACTTCACGACAAACCACCGGCGGTCGTCTGATGGCAGCGTTAGGGGTATGGACTCGTTAGAAAAGGCCAACACGAACAGCCGGTTAAGGGCTTGGTACGGGTGCATGCCCTTGCGGTTTACGGTCAGGTACTCGGGCGGGGCTGCGATGATGGGTTTAAGATGGTTTTCAAGTGCGCGGCGGTCTTTGGCCTCAGACTGGCGTAGCTCTTGAAAAACGATCATCTCGCGCTCGTACGCGTAGCCCCACTGGCTCATAATGTCCGCGTTTTGGATGTTCTCCACGGCTATGGCCTTGCCGCCATCGAGTGCCCATTGCATCGGTAGCCACATAAGGTCTTTACCGGCGCCGGGGTTGCCCATGTGCAGGACAGCGTGATTAATCTTTCGGTTCGCGTGTTGGACTTTAAACGCCATCACGTTTAAAACGTGTTCGCGCTCTATTTCGTTGGGCACCATGCGGGCGACGTGATTTAGCCACATGTCAATATTGACGCCCTGGACGCCGGACACATCCGGGCGGGCGTCACGCCAGCGGTTGCCGTGGGGCATGCTGTTCCGGGTGCAGATCAAGTCTTCGCCAGCAGCGTAGGTTATGCCGACCAGCGCCAGCGCGCCCTTGGCTTGCCGGTTTTCGTCGAAGCAGACAGACGCCTCGACCTTGCGGCCTGAGTTAACAGACTTGCAGCTTATGTGCCGGAACAGGGCATTGAACGTGCCCCGGCCAACCTCGCGGCGGTCTTGCAGATCAAAATAGGCATCGTCGTCTTGAATGTAGGCGAAGCGGGTGTACCAGTCTTCGCGCTCGGTGCGGCTCAGTTCTTTGCGCTCGGTTTCCGCCACGATCGTAGCGGCCACGTCTATATAGGTGTCGTTGGGCGTGAGTTTAGCTAGCGCGCTGGACATGGCGCTGACCAGCAGTTCCTCGCGCAGCCCGGGCGCATGGTCTGGCCCGCCCTGCTCGGCCACCCAGTCTAAGAACAGGCGGCTACCGAACTCTACGCAGTGCGAGTGCAGGCAGCAGTAGGCGCGGGTTAATGGTTTGTATCGCCCTTCTGGGTTGCCGTCGGTATGCTCGGCGGCGTTAGGGCAGACCACAGCGGCCCAGCCTTCGGCGTTGGGTTTGGTCAGCAGCAGACCCTCGTTGGACAGCCACGCCAGCACATCGTCTGTACCATCGTCGGCGATACGAATCGGGCTGTAGCTGCTTTGCACGGGGCCGGGCACCACATCTAAGGCGGCGCAGATTTCTTCTAAAGTGTACTCGCGCTCGGGGTGGAACTCGACAAGCTGCGCGGCGAAGTTATCACGGCCCGGTTTCAGGTTAACGGAGCCGGGCAGGCGGAAGTTACGCACTGGGTTGCAGGCGCCGGGGTCGGTGTAGCCAGCGTCAGCGATGGCGCGGATGGCGGCGGCAAAATCGTCTTTGGGCGGCTGCACGCTAAACACATAAACCCACTGGAACGAGCCTTTGCTAGTTTCCATGATCCATGTTGGGGCCAAGGGCGGGGTTTTGCTCTTGGTGCCGATGTCGTCCAGCATCATCATCAGGATGTATTCGCAGTTAGCGGCGCTCGCGCTGACGCGCCCGTCTTCAAAGCGTTCTACGATAAAGCTGGCGGTGTTGCCGTACCACGACTGGCCTTCTTTGATCTTATGGTCGGGCAGGAAGGCGGGCCAAGTGGCTTTAATGGCGCCGTCGGCGTGGTATTGCAGCGTCGTGCCGATGGGTTTTTGACGGACAAGCAAAAAAGTTTCGCCCTCGGGCGCTAAATTTTTTAGAAACGAGATAAAATCTGACACGGTAGTTCCCTCCTTGAAGTTTTAGCCCCGGCCTTACCGCCGGGGCTTTTTTACGAATATCGGGTTGTCGTCACACCTTCAGCAGCTAAGGGCAAACCCGTAGCCCATGCTGGCGGTTCGCACATGACGCGGTGCATAGCCGCGCTGACTGATTCGGCCTGCTCGGCCGGGCACTCAGCAACGATCTCATCGTGAACGTGCAGCACGACATCATCTATTTGGCGCAGGGAATGACGCAGAATATCGTGGGCAGCGGCCTGCGTCACGTTCTCGACTGCCAAGCCGCGCCACAGGCGGGCGCGGGGCCATTCTTTGGCGTCAGCGGCGGGTTTCCAAGCAGCTTTGGTGTACGTCACGTTGCCTTCTTCATCGAACTTGGCATTGGGATAACACAGCACCCTGCCGGAAGGTAAACTGTACCAGAGCATGGCGCCGTCGAACATATAGGTAACCCTGCCCGCGCTGACTTCGTAGTCTTTATTTCGCATGGCGCGCAGGTAGGCGCCCTCAAGTTCTTGGCCGTGCTGCATAGCCCAAGGGTTTGCCCTGCGCCAGCCCTCCACAGCCCGCTGGACTTCGGCGCCGGTTAGGTGTATGCCGTAGGCGCGGCCAAACACCTCAAAGGCGCCAGCCCCACCTAGAAAGCCAAGGGCCAGTTCTTGCACCTTGCCGACCTGGCGCATGTCGCCGGTCACTTCTTCGTAAGGCACACGAAAAGTAGCGGTGGCATTGACTTTGTACGGGTCGAGGCCCGACCGAAACACGTCGAGTTTTTCTTCACCGGCGGGGCAGTTGGACAGCCACGGATGCACGCGGCCCTCAATGGCCGACCAGTCGTAGGCGATCAGGACATGGCCGGGCTTGGCGATCAGTGCGGGCCGGAGCATTGACTTGAGAACATCAGTAATGCGTCTTCCAAATCTTGGAGTGATTGTGTGTCCGCGCACCATAGCGTTGCGTACTTCATCAGGTGCTTTGGCGCACTTGCGGGTAAAGTTGTGAACCTGTGCGCCATAGCTTGACGCACGTCCGGTGGCAGACCCTCCAGCAAAAACGAAAGCGCCTCGGACTCGGTAATCCTCCTCATCGGCAAGTTGCTCAAGGCGGCTGAATTTCGCAACCGAAGACGCCCAGAGGTCGTCCGCGCATTGAATAACGTCCGCAACATGGGCCGGAATCTCATCGTGGTTCTCCATCGCAAGCAAGTTAGCCCGCACAGTCTTGTCGATTGAATACTTCTCGCCGTTCCACATCAGCTTCTTAGCCTCGTCGCCTACGCGCGCCAACACCCACTCGCGCATTTTAGGAGAGCGAACGCTGGTGATCTGGCCCTCGGTCACCTCGGCCACGATCTGCTGAATTTCTTTTGTTTCCGCAGCAGCAAAGCGCATGGCAGCGGCGCACAGCGGGGCGTCCACCAGCACGCCACGGTCGTTGATGCGCTCGTTGACGTGGTAGTCCAGTAGTTCCTCGTCGGACAGTGGCCGCATGGCTTGGCTGATGGCCCGCATGGCGCGCACGTCCTGTTCGCAATAGGCCACCATCTCGGCCATCAGGGCGACGTCCTCACGGAACGGCGGTATGCACAGCAGCCGGATCAGTTGCGCGCCTCGGTGGTCTTTCTTCATGCTGGCGCCAGCAAACCGGCCAGCGTCCTCAAGTGATCCGGGCGCGCAGTTGGCGCGCGCCTGCGAGGCGGTGCAGTAGAACTGCTCTAATCTAAAATTTTGTTGGAGTACATACCAGAAGATCAAGCGCTCAAAGGCCGCGTTGTGGGCATAGATCAGGCCGGTGTGCTGGCGCACGGCATCGGGGAAGGGTTGGCTGGGTAGCCAAGTCTGCACATCGCCATCACCAAAGGCGTAGGACATGCACAGCACCTCGGTGCTAGCGTGTTGAGCGTAGTTGTAGACGCCGTGCTTTTTAAGGTCACAGAGGCTGCGGGTTTCTAAGTCGAGATAGAGCATTTTCCAATGCCCACTGTTACCAATGGGCATCAGGAAAGGCTTACGCTGCGCGGCGGCGGCGTCCGGCGGCTGGCGCTTCTTCAGCAGCTACAGCTTCTGCGGGCTTTTCATCCGCATCCATGCTCACCCACTCGACCACCTGAAACACCGGCGTAAAAATCTTGCCGTAGCTCTTGTGTGCGTAGTGGTCTTTCTTGAGCTTAACAATAGCCACTGGCTTGGTCTGATCCTTCTCAACTTGCTCGGCCAGGGCGACTGCCAGGGTCTGCACTGCGCGCTTGCCGCCCACTGAAGTGGTGGTGAAACGCGCTTCCATACCCTTGTCATCGCCAGACAGGCAAGCCAGCGACATGCCGACTTGCGTCTCCCAACCCTTCTTAGCGCCGGGTGGCGATACATCGAGTTCTGGCAGTGGCTGGCTTACGCTTGCCATCTTTTCGCCCAACACTTCACCGTCACCCCAAGCGATAAAGCCGTGGACAAACGAGAAAGGATTTACGGCCCAAGTGGCTTCATCTTCGACTTCGGTCTGATCGGCGCCGAACACCCAGTGGCCGGTCTTGTCCATCTTGAGGATGACAACGCCGGCTGGGCCAACATCAGTGGCGATAGAACGCAGGGAAGTAGCGAGGGAGGAGACTGCTGGAAGGCCAGCGGATTTGAATACAGTTAACATGATTTTACCTTTACATTATTTTAGAAAGAGCGGCGTTTAACTGCTGCCCGATGAGTACAACTGCTGGCCGTGGATCGCTCTCCGGGGCAATTGTGGTGCCAGAAGACACTGCCACGACAAGATCGTCAGGCAATGTCAACTTGCTCTTTTTCAGCCTTTTCTCCATTTGAGCAGGGCTGAGTAATTCTGTGCTGATCATCTCTTTCATAGGAATGCCCATCTCGCTAAACGCGGCTTTGGCATTCTCCTCATTGACCCATTGTCTTGTAGCACGCTTGGGCACCATCTTCCAGCCCGGTACAGGCTTGCCCTTTTTCAGCATCTCCTCGGCCAGAGAGCGCAAGTCTTTGATCCAATCTTCAAGGAGGTCTGCATTGTGGAGATACGCGCCGATCTTGTCAACGTCAATCGCATCCATCTTGATTGCAACGGCCCGGTCAACGGCGCCAGTCATTATCGGGCACACCGGCTTGGCCGCGCACCAGCGGCAGTGATCGCCGTTCTTCAGAGGCGCGTCAGGCTGCTCGGCCAGTTTGACAGCCTTGACCAGCGTCTGCTCAAATTGCTTGATGCGCTCGATGGTGGTCGTCCAGCGCTTGATTGTGGGCGGCTGGATGATGATGAGTTCAACTTCAGTTGCGCCGTCAAACACCCACTGCGCCTCGGGTGTACGCATGGCAGCAGCGGCGTAGAACATCAGTTGCTCGTTCTCCTCGGCGGGCACCGGCACGCCAGAGCCAAACTTCCAATCAAGAATAATGGCTTTGTCACCCAAGCGGCCCATCAGGTCGGTCGAGCCAAACACACCCGGCAGCAGATCACCAAAGCCGACACGAGTCTCAACTTGAAACTCCATTTGCATTTCTGGGTCTACTTCATCAAGCAGCTTTAAAGCCGGCAACAATTTGTCTTCAATGAGTTCTGGCGATACGCTAAAGCTGCCGCCACATACATTTAAGAAGTCGCTGATGGCGTCGTGCAGCAGCGTGCCTTCTTCGGCATAGCTGCTGGTGGGCTGCGGCGGCATCTGAGCTACCAAGGCCACTGAGCCGGGGCAGTTGATGACGCGCTTGGCGGTCGAGCCGCCGACGATCTTTGAGTGTTGCATGTACTGTCCTTTAGTTGATGAGGCGTTCAGTGTAGCATAAAAAATAAAAGTGTGCTAAACTTTTTAACATGCTTGAAAAACAAATCGAACGCTACCTTGTTGATCGTGTCAAAGCGATTGGCGGTGTGGCTTACAAATTCACCAGCCCCGCGCACCGAGGCGTGGCCGACCGTATCGTCTGTCTGCCTAACGGCCAGACATGGTTCGTTGAGGTCAAAACCGAAGGCGGCAGGCTGTCGCCCTTGCAGAAGGTTTTCATGTCGGACATGGCGCGCATGAAACAGAACTACGTATGCCTGTGGAACAAAGAACAGATCAATGGGTGGCTTAATGAAGTTGCGTGACTATCAAGAGCAGGCGGCTGACTTCCTATACGAACACGACCGCGCCATGATCTTGGCGCCCGTGGGCGCGGGCAAGACGGCCATCACGCTGACGGCCATGCAGGCGATGCTAGAGGCGGGTGTGGTCGAGCGCTTCTTAGTGCTGGCGCCCAAGCGCGTTTGCACGGACGTGTGGCCGGTCGAGCAGCCCATCTGGGCGCCTAACGTCACGCTGGCCGTGGCGGTGGGCACGCCGGCCCAGCGTAAGGCGGCGCTTTACAGTGGCGCGCAGATCATCGTCACCAACTACGACAACATCCAGTGGCTAGCAACGCAGACGCTGGCGCACATTGACGGCATTGTTTACGACGAGTTGACCAAACTGAAGAACCCGTCCGGCGCGCGGTTCAAGGCGCTGAACAAGGTCATCGATCCCATAGCCGTGCGATGGGGCTTGACCGGCTCGTTCACCAGCAACGGCTTGGAGGACGTGTTCGGCCAGTGCAAGATCGTTGACCAAAGTCTATTGGGGCGGTCAAAGGGCGCGTTTCAGCAGCAGTACTTCATCCTGATCAACAAAGAGTATGGCGATTGGGCGCCGCGCCCTGGCTCACTGGCGCAAGTCATGGAGCGCATCAAACCGGCCACCTTCCTGTTGGAGCCGGGCGATTACAAGGACAAGCTGCCACCGCTGAACACGGTTGAATTGCGCTGCGACATGGACATGCTTGATTACAACACCATGAAGAAAGACTTCGTGCTGAACGACGTGGTGGCCGTCAACGCTGCCGTGGTGACGCAGAAGCTGCAACAGATGGCAAGCGGGTTTCTGTACACCGACAACGGCCCAGTCTGGCTGTCCAGCCACAAGTTTGACCGGCTAGAAGACTTGCTGGCTGAGAACCAGCGGGCCAATACCTTAGTGGTTTACACCTACAAAGAAGAACTGGCCGAACTCAAGCGCCGGTTTCCGCACGCGCAGACACTGGACGACGACCGCGCCATTGAGCGCTGGAACGCCGGCCAAGTCGAGTTGCTGCTGGTGCATCCAAAGTCAGCCGGCCACGGCCTGAACCTACAGCACGGCGGGCACCACATCGTGTTTCTGTCGCTGCCGTGGTCGTTGGAACTCTACGAGCAGACCATCGGGCGGCTGCACCGCAGCGGCCAGAAGAACGCGGTCTGGTGCTACATCATGCTGACGCACAAGACGGTTGACGAGAAGATTTGGGGCGCGCTACACGACAAGCGCACATTGTCGGACATTGCATTGGAGGCTTTGAAATGAGACGGATAGATTTATGGAAGGCGCAGCTAAAGGCGGCGCGGGCTGAGTTGAAGATACGGCAGAGGGAGGCAAACGCGGCAACGCGCACTGTCGCCAGATTGGACAAAATAATTATTAAGCTAGAAAGGAAGATTTATGACTACATGGCGAAGTCTTAACGCAGAACTGCGGACGCTGAACGAGGCGCAAGTGCTGGAGATGCTGATGGAGGAGCGCAAGAACCAGCGCCGCGTGTCGGTCTTGGAGCGCCTGCACCAACGCTACAACACGCTGCGGGTCAGCCGCGAACGGATTGAACTACTACAGGAGGCCAAACATGTTTAGATATATGTGGACTGAGTTGCGAACGATGCTCAAGACCGTCACGCCAGCGCAAGCCGTGGCGCATGAGTTGATCCACGCCGAACACGCCCTGCTGCAAGCTGAGACGGGGGTCGAGTACGCCCAAGCGCTGGTGACTTACAACAAGAACCGCATCAAGCGCTTGAAGGCGTACCTTTCCCCACCAGAACCAAAGGAGCCAGCATGAACGAAGAAACACGCAAGATCAAGCCGTATCCAGTGATACCAGACGACATTGAGCCAGTGCCGGAAACATGGCAAGTGATCGGCAGTGTTGTCGTTGGCTTTGTGCTGGTGGCGCTGATGGTGGTCTGCTTGCTGCTGTTCTTTACGGGCCTTTGGGTTTGGAGCTTACTGATTTGAAATGCCCCGTCTGCAACGTCTGGACAACTGTCAACGAGACTAGAAACAAAGAAGGCTATACACTACGCCGCCGAGAGTGCGGCAACGGCCATAAATTCATAACGGAAGAACATGTCAAACTTCAAAACTTGGACGCAAGAAAACCTAGCGCAGTTCGCCCAAGAAGCGAACGCAAAGATGGTTGAGCAAGACGACCGGATTCAACAGCTTCAATGCGACCTCAAGGACGCCATTGAGGCGTACCGAGCGCTTATGCGAAAGGTCGAGTCCCAGCGCGGTCAATGATCAGCGCCTGACGGCGCGGTGAGGGGCTGATGCTGATGTGCGTCCAGGCGTCAAACTCACGGATGATCTGGTCAAACTGCAAGTCAGAGTCAATGATGGCCCGCACAACTTGGTCTGGCGTCATGCCCGGCACCTTGAAGTCAGCCGCATAGCCCAGCCGGTGCTGGCTGGTGTCTTTGCTGCCTACGCTGTCGTTGACTTGCTTGGATCGGAATGCCGAGTTGATCATAATCGGCTTGCCGTCCAGCAGCGTCTTGACTTGCTCCAAGAACTCAGCCAGCTTTTGCAAGTTGGCTAGTTCTTTTTCGTTGGGCGTGTTGTCGAACTGGCGGTGGCTGGTGGCGGTCAGTTCTGCAAGAGTGAAGTGTGGTGTCATTTTACTGGCCCTGCCTTAGAAAGAAGATCTGTCTTGGCTTGTGAGCCGGCGCTTGATCCAAAATAATAAGCAACGATTCCTGTCCAAGCGGTGGACAGACTGCCCAGCATCATCAGGATGGTTGGGTTATTTCCGTCCACCTTCCCAATCATCATCATAATTAGAATGCTAAAAAATCCAACAGTGATGATTGCAGCCAGCGCAGGGGGCACGATTGATCGGGTGGTGGCCTGCATTTCCCGCGCCGACTTCCTATCCTCGACCTCCAACTTTTCAAAATTGAGGCCAAGCTCTTGCGCTTGTTTCTGCAATTCGATCTCGGCGATCTTGACTTGAGCAATCTGCTCTGCTGACAGCTTGTTGTTGGAGATCAGGTCGCCCACCTTGTCGGGGTCAACACCGATGGCCTTGGAGATGGCAGACACTGCCATCCCTGCTAGCGGCCCACCCATTGCCGTGGCGATTGTGGGCGCGATTTGTTTTAACCAATCCATTACTGTTTACTCCTTGAAAGCATGGTTGCTGCAATTTGTAACATGGCGCGGGTGCTGTCCATGTCCTCTGGTTGGGTAGCCCATCCAACCGTGATCTGGCCGACAAAGCGCCCAGGCTCCGGCGGCACGCTGATGCGGCAAGTGTAGGCCACGCCCTTGGCGATGTACCACAAGCCCATCTCCGACTGCGCCGATTTGTATTCACTGCATGGAATCTCGTTTGCCATCAGCTTAACAACATCGCTGTTGTTGGCGGCGTTTTGGGTGAACAGGCCAACGTCCAGCCCGTCATTGGTCTTGTCTCTGCCGTTCTTGCCATAGGCGCGGTACAGAACCCGAGTGCCGAACATGCTGTTGACCTTGAAGACCGCCACCACCAGCGCGCCGGACTGCTTGAACAGGTGGGCGGCGGCGTCCTCTACGCGGTCTTCAGCGATGCTCGGAATCTTCTTGGACTCCTTGTAGGCGCCGATCAGCAGTTCTTGGTTCGTGTATACAAAATAGCCGGCGAAGGTCAGCACGGCCATCAGCACCATTGCAAAAAGACGGAAGGGGCTGCTGACATACGCCAGCACCTTGTCAACCAGGCTTAAGTGCTCGGCGCTCATCTTTGCTGCTCAAGGATGCCAAAGCTGAAATAAAGAATAATGCCAAGCAGGCTGAAAAAGACAAGCGCCAGTAAGGTCAACTCAACAACCTCGTCCATCTCTCGCTTGCGCTTGTTCGCAGCCTCACGCTCACGCCGCGCATCATGGGCCGACTCCACATCCATCGCCGCCGCCCTAGACTTGATCTTGTTCCAGACGTCTATCTTGCCCGCCTGCATGAACAGCAGTTGCAACTCATCTTCAAACCGTCTGGCCTGGTCGAGCGCCATCTCAATCTGGATGGCCGTGCCCATTGATGACTTGGACTTCTTGGCTTGGACAACAGCCTTGGTGGCCGTGGACTTGGCGTCAAAGTACTTGCCCAGCACAGGGCCGAGGCTAGACACATCGTCCACGGTCTTGCTGACCTTCTTGATCAGCGCAACTGCTGCCTGAATGCCCGCAAGGGCTGTGATTGGGTCGATCATTTCTTACGCCACTGCAAGCACCAGACCAGCAGCCGGTCAGGCGTCCATGTCCATTTGATGCACTCAAAGATGGGCGATTTGGCTGCTGGCGGTGGAGGCGGCAGCGCTTCCATCTCAGCGTGCTCTAAAGTGTTCCCAGAAGGCCGCAGCCGCCACGAACAGGCCGCCCAGCCACAGCAGTGGCTTGGCTAGCTTGCCAAGCGTTTCCAGCACCACAAAGGCGCCGCGAGCCGCAGCAAACGCCGCCGTCACGTCCTTGGTGCTGGCGGTCAAGGCGTCTACCTTGCCCTCAACGGCCACCAAGCGGTCGTAGATTTCGCGGTGCGTTATGTCGTTCATGGCTTGGGATATTTCGCTTTAACAGCCAAACAGGCAGCGACATAGGCGTCCACTTGGGCCGTGTCACCTTTGACGATGCCGTCAATGTAATCGGCCATTGGTGGGTACTCGGCCTCACGCTTTTGGGCGTAGGTAAGGGCAGCTTCAGCAGCAGCAGCGCGGATAGCGGCGGCTTCAGCGTCTGTAATTTGAACTGAACCCGCAGGTAAAAAAGATTCGTGGTCAGATGAATCAAGCCAGTGCAGTTTGTTTTGAGTGTCTTTGTAATGTGGCATTTTTTATCCTTTATTCATCAACGCAATTCAGTCCATAAAGCGTTTAGCCCGCCAGAAAGTATGTAACTTCCTCCAGGGGGGACAACAGCTTGTAGCATTGCGCCAATCACAATACCAGCGCCTGTATACGCAGTATCTGCAATTATGCCGTTCACTTGTAAATTTTGACTTGTGCTGGCGGGAAGATTTACCAAAGCGGAAATAAATATCGGCTTTCCTGTAGTGTTGTAGTAGGTGGTAGCATCTGCGCGTGAGCTGGTTACGTTTTGCCAAGTCTGCCCATACCCTAGCGAACTCATGGCAGTCAAAGCCTGACCACCGCAGCCCTGAATGGTGCTTGGCGCAGTTGCCCAAGTGCCCGCAGTAGCTTGCGTGCTTTCAATGTAGCCAACAACGCGGTAAGCCACGCTTGTACGGGCCACATTAGAGTAAATTACGGTTGCGCTATCGGCAGCACCCGCGCCGCCTTCAGCAGTGGTGCTAATAACGCCAGTCTCAGTCAGATTATTGCCGCCCGCAATGTTGACAACGGCCAGTTCCACTGTGCCAGCGTTATCAAGAGCCAACACAACGATGCGGCTTTGCACTGCTGACACTGTGCCAAGCGTAGACCCTGACGACACGGTTACAGATATGGCTGATGTAACTAACCGAGACACCACAGTGCCGCTAGTCAAAGTGGCAGACCTGAAGTCCAAGGTCGTTGGGTTCAGCGTAACTGTGAGCGCGTTAGCCGACACGGTGGCCGTGATTGGCTTGATGGCAGACTCTGGCACTTTGGTCAATGACCCGCCGCCTTCAAAAGTCAAAGTTTCAGCGGTGACCGTGCCGGTTGCGGTGACCGTGGTCGCATTGACCGTGGTGATGTTGCCTGTGGTCGCATTGACAGTAGTAATCGTGCCCGTGGTAGCGGCCAGCGTGGTAAACGCGCCAGTGTTAGGTGCAGTGTTACCAATAGGTGTGGGCGAACTCAGCGCCAAAGCTAACCCAGCAGAATCAAGGGGTGCGCTGATATTGTCCACGGTGTACAGCAGCACGTCAGCCGAGGTGTACACGCTGAACTTGTACGAGGCTGAACTTAACCAGATGTTGGCTTGGCCCAGCGAGTTCAGGATGATCGGATTGGTGTTGGCCGTACCAGCGCCCGCGTCCGTGTAGGTCGCCAGCGGCGTGGTTGTGCCCGCAGCGTAGGTGTAAATCTTGCCGCCGACCAACGGATTGCCATCGCTACCGTAAATCTGCTGCTTGGGTGTGGGGGTAAGTGATGCCATGTTTATTTTCCGATCATTATGGCCGACCTGGCGCCATGTTGTTAAGTTGGATGCGGTTTTCGTTTGGTGGCGCAAGTGAATTTATAACCGCCGCCCGTGCAGCGACTGCACCCGTTTTACCCCAAGACGCAGGGTCAGTTAACGCACGAAGGGCTTTACTACGCTCCGCAGCAGGCAGTGTATCCAACATTTCCAGCGCGCTTTTGCCGGACTCCATGCCTTTTTGCATTTCGGCAAACACTTTTTTACTTAGGCGTTTTTCCAAGATGTCTAGCGTTGTATTAGCCGCTGTAATTTTGGCGCTAAACAAAGCAGGAAAGCGCGGAAATTTGGATTGACTTGATATAATTTCGCTCAATTTTTCAGTGCCAGCAGCCGCCGCTTCTTTCATGCTGGCAGTGCGCTCAATGCTAGCCGCCAGCTTTTCCAGCGTAGGCATTTTGCTGCCCATCTCTTTAAAGATGTCGTAGCTACCAGGGCCAAAGATGGCTTCCACTGCATCGGGGTTGTTGCCCCGCACCAACCGCACATACTCTTGCGGCGAATCTTTAAACAGCTTTGCCGCTTCAGCAGCAAGTGCCTTTTGGTCAACCGCTTGCATGCCTTGCGAGTACGTTTTCAAGTAATCGCGCCAGCCAGTACCACCCGCTTTTTCAATCGCATCGTCAATAAGGGGGCGAACTTCTTGAAGAACTTGACGGGTCACTTTGGCGCTTATCTTAGGATCAGTTTGCCCAAGAATTTGCATGATGCGTTCGTTGATGCCTTCTTTGCGAAGGGTGTACAAATCGTGCGCGTCAATGACGCCGCCGCCTTTGGCGGTCAAATTGGCGATGTCGTCTTTGACCGATTCCAACACTTTAGTCACGTTTGAACTGGCGCGTAAACCTGGCTGCGCCAGTTTGGCGTCGATGGCGCCTGTGATAGCGCCAGCGTCCAGTGGGCGCAAGCCGTAGTCTTCCAAGCTGCCAATCTGGCGCTCTAAGAACCCAGCTTCAGCGCGGCGTTGTTGGGCAATGCCAGCAAATTCATCAGACGTAGCTTTCCACTCTTGCGAACGTGTGCCGGCGCTTAAGAAGCCCGGCTTGCCTTTAGCAGCAATTGCCGCTTGTTGTGCGGCCTCAGTCGCCGGCGAAACGACCGCCTGACCAGGTAACGGCTGACCAACAGGAATGCCGCCGCGCAGCGCGTTAACCATGCCTGCTTGGCGCTGTTCCATTTGCGGGGCCAAACGATTGACGGTTTGCCCAGCTTGATTAGCCGCTTGCAACTCAACATTACGCATGTCAGCGGTTAGTTGGTTTAACCGTTTAATTGACTGTTCGTATGCTGCGCGGGCTTCAGTGGCGTTACCGCCTTCAGCCATACGCTGCAAAGTGGCTAACTCATCATCAAATTGTTTTTTAAGTAAAAGCGATTGCTGATCAGTCTTGCCGGTCATTGCGCCAAACGCTTGCCAAGCATCGCGTTGGACGCCGGACGCGGCTTGCGCGGCGTTTAGATCGTTTGGCGCGGCGGCAAGCGCAGCACGGATGGCGCCAATACGTTCGCCCGCAACCTCACGGCTAATTTTGCCCGCGCCGACTTCTGCTAATCGTCCGGTAAAAGCGTCTGTTAAAAAGCCCGCGCTTTTAGATAACAGTTTTACCGTTTTGGGTGCAACTACAGCCAAACCGGCGCCGACTTGCGCGCCTGTGCCAGTTTCGTCTGCGTTAGTCAGCGCAGCCGTTGCACCGCCGGTTACGCCGCCGCCAACAATCCGCGCGCCAATATCCGCAGCGCGCGTTGCAAGGGGAATTGCTTGGGGCGCAACGCCAGGAACAGCTTTAGCAGTTGGTATCAAACCAGAACTAAAGCCAGAAGACCGCAGCGCGTTAACGACAGGATCAACATACCGAGCAACCGCAGGGACGCCTGTTGACAAGGCGGCTAAAGGCTTTGCGATAACGCCTCCCAAGGGGGCAGTTATTAGGGCTTGAGAGCCTAGTTCACCTGTGCCAGTTGCAATCGGAAACTCTTGTTTAAACGGCGCAACAACGCGTTGTGATTCGGCTTGCCTGCGGGCTGCGTCTTCTTGCAAAAAGCGGCCAACTTCATCGGCACCCACTTCTTGCAAGCCTTTGCCAACAAGCTTTTGCCCCCCAAACATAAGGTCGCCGACACCCTTGATGACGCCTTGAGACACGGCCTCAATAGGCGCGCCAATAGTGCTGAGAAAGCCACGTTCTTTTTGTGGTGCGGCGGCGGTGCGGCCAACGGGGACGCCACTGCTAGCGGGTTGGCCGGAAGCCTTGGCTTCCAACTCTGCCATGCGGCGCAGCGCTGCCAATTCTTCGCGTGGGTCCATAATTATTTACCGCCAAATCGTTTGCGAAGTTGGTCAAGTTCAGCTTGTTCTGCGGGCGATAACGCGCCGGCAGCGGCAGCGGCAGGCGCAGCAGCGGCAGGCGCGCCACGCTTAAGCATTTTGCCATCGCCTTTAACATACGCATTTTCAATGTCATCAATAATACGCAGCGCCGCGTCAACCGACTGACTTGGGTCAGAAAGCGACCGCAGCATCGTTTGCAATTCCACATTGGAATCCAAAGATTTTGACGACATGCCAGTGGCGTTTTTAATTGACGACACCAACCGCAACCGAGCGCTATTAATGACATCGCGTTCAACTTGCTCGGGCGTGCCGCCTGCTCTGCCAAGCGCTTGGCCTACGCCCGACGATTGTGCGGCAGACATCAAGTTAGATACAACACCGCGCCCTGTGCTTGGGATAGCGCGGAGCCTATCAAGTTCTGCAAACGACGACCGCAAGTTATCCAGATCATCAGCAAGCTGCGTCTTACCGGTTTCCGTTTTACTTTGGCGCAACGCTGCACCAGGCTCTTTACCCGCAACGCCAATGACACCTGGCGATCCGGCACCGCCACCTTGATAGCGGCGGGCATCAATAGTAATCATTTCATTTGGGTTAAGGGGGTTAACAATCGTTGTAATTGTCGGCGCGACAGGTTGTACGGGCGCGCGCGTAGCAGCAGCGCGATCCTGCAAAAATTTCATAAATGCAGGGTCTGTTTTAGCGCGCTCAAATTCCGCAACGCTTGTTGGCGGCGCTGGCGGCTTTAGATCGGCAGCACTTGCGCCTGCTTGCGAAAGAATGCGTGTGCGATCTGCGGCAGGCAACGCCAGCAACTGGCTGACTGTAGTGTTTACTTGATCTTGCGAGTACAGCCCCTGAATCAGCGCATCTTGACCAAACGCAATAATGTTTTCATCGGATGGATTAGAAGACAAACTGCGTTTAAGGTCATCGCCAAATTTACGTTGCGCGGCTTTAAGGTCGAACCCTGATTTAGCCGCCGCTGCTTGGCTGGCTGCAATTTGCGCGGCGCTTGCGTCTGCTGCGCTGCGCTCTTTGCGGTACGCAATTCCTAATGTTGGGTTTACGCGAAACAGTTGGCTTTCGTAGTCGGCAGCAGTTGGGTTAAGCTGGCGCAGCGCGTTACGCTCTTGCATGGCCGCTTGCGCCTCTTGCATTTTCAGCGCGTTCAATTCTTGCGCTTGCCGCCCGCCTTGAATCTGCTGGATGGCCGCATAATCAGCCAGCATGTTTGGTTGCTGAATTTCCGGTGCGCGGAAACTCATCGCAATGTTGGGATTTACGAGTGCCATGATCAGTCCTTAAGCGTTTGACCCGTATGAAAATCTTGCGTATGGGTCTTGGTAACCAATCGCAGCAGCGCCGCTATCGCTAACACTGGCTGGCCTATTAAGCATTTGTCGAAATAGCGCGTTGCGGTCTTGACCTTGGCCGTAGTTTATGTACTGACCCAAACCCTGCGTCAGCGCGTTAACGCCGCCCATGTAACCAGAGGCGCGGGCTTGTGCTGCTTGAGCGCCAGCCTCACCTACATTAGTCGCCATTGTTTGCCCCGCTTGGCCTAACTGGCCCGTAGAGGTTTGAGCGACACCGACCAAAGATTGCAACGGGTTAAGGCGAGCCATATTTTCAGTCTGGTAGCGATTAAAAGCGTTCAAGTACTCTGCGCTACCCATCTCTTGGCCGTAGCGTTGCGCGGCCTTGAGAGCGCCGCCAGACATTAATCCACTGCGTGCAGCGGCTTGACGATCAAGTGCCTTCTGGCCTTCGGACAAACGGAAACCGTAGCCCGGGTCTGCTCGAAACTGTTCCATGCTAAACGGCGTGTACCTAGACGCTGCTTCCAGTTCTGGCAACGCACGAACACCGGCCTCGCGGAACGGGGCTTGCAATTCGACTTGACGATTAAACTGTTCTTGTTGCAGTTGAGCCGCACGGTTAGCCGCATCGGCTTGCGTTTTTGCCGCTTTGTTTGCGGAATACATGCCCAGCATACCGCTGCCTATGATTGCTGTTTCAATGCCCATTTTTAATTCTCCTTAACCAACGTACCGCTAACAGACTCTTTAAACCCAAGCCGTTTTAAAACATCGTACATGTACTCATGTCCTGGGGTAACTTTTGTGGTCACTCTACCAGACTGAAAAAAGTTTTTCCACAGACTTTTTGTTAGCCACTTCTTGCGCCACTCTGGCAACACTGAGATGTGTAACTCGTCATCTTTTTTGTACACCGCGCCAATGATGTTTCCATCGCGTTTAATTGCGCTTATTGTCCAATCTTTTACCGCCGCGCAATAATTTTCAAACGATATAGGCGCGCTCCAATCCGTTGCTTCATAGCCTACCCGAAGCGCCGCGTCCCGATCATCCAATAGTTGCGTTGGCATCAGACTATTCCAAAAGCAGGTTGTTGTTGGACGCAGCTTGCATGATGACCCAATTTGTGCCGTCTGACACCATTGTCGCCCAATTTCCCACAACATCCAAGAGAATTGCTGTCCCAGCCGAAACGCTGTCTAGCGGCACAACATTACTTGACGCTGACACCAAAAACTGCGGCTGCATATTTTTGAAGGTGACCTGACGCCCCGTGTAGGCCGATGGCGTTGGCAGGGTGACAGTACAAGTCGAGCCTGACTTGTTGTTGATGACCCAAGACTCGCCATCCGCTAAAGTAAAGTTTGCCGTTTTGGTGACCGGCGCGGAAGCGGTGCCCGCCGCCCAAGATGGCACGCCAGCGGTGACGGTTAACACTTGCCCCGTTGTCCCTACCGGCAGTCTTGTCAGCGTGGTCGTGGTGTTCGCATACAGCAAGTCGCCAACAGCGTAGGAGGCAACCCCCGTACCGCCATTGGCCGCAATCAGTGTGCCAGCAAGCCCCACAGCGCCCGTGGTGGCCGTTGCGGGGGTTAGGCCACTAGCGCCGCCCGACCAGCTTAAAACGCCCGCGTTGGCGACAGAAATCGTTCCCGACCCATTGGTGACGGCAATGCCCGTGCCAGCAGTCAAAGTTCTTAGCGTGTACCCCGTTCCATTGCCAATCAACAACTGGCCGTTGGTGGGAATAGAACTTAGTCCCGTACCACCGCTAGTGACGGGCGTAATTCCAGTGCCCGTGCCTGTGATTACATACAGGTTGTAAAAAAACCTGTACCACTCCCTAGACATCAGCCCTGTTTTTGGATCAAGCAACGCAACACGGGGGGCCGTAATTTGCGTGATGTTGGGCGTTGTAGCCATTATGCGTTCGTGGGGCTAATCAATAATTCAGCGCCCATGATGGCCGTTTTAACTGGGTCAGTCATTGACACTTCATAGACCCGATCACGCAACTTGAGGGTCATGCCGAGCCTGCGCCAAAAGACGCGGCGGTAGTACTCGCCAATCTTGCCCATTTTGCTCAAGTGCTCATTTGACCATGTGTGGCCGCCGTCATCCGAAAAGCGCAGCATGATCTCAGGGTCGCTGCCTTGGCCGGTGATTAGCCCCGTGCCCGACTCACAGTCAAGTTGAAGGCTGTGCTGCGCCGTGCGTTTTAGGTTGTTTTGACCTGTTGGCAATGCTCTCCACGACCGCAGCCACTTCTGAATGCCGCCGTTGTCAGCGTACACATCCAAGTCAAGGGTATAGATGTTGCCGTTTTCATAGTCACCTACTACCGTATTGCCGCCAAAGTTACATTGGCAATTGCTGCGGTGGCGGGTAAATTGACCTAATGAAGTATTCCAGCCCGCACGTTCGTGCCACGCTTGGGTGGCCACATCGTAGACCCAAGTGGCGTTGGCAGTGGGGAATGTCAGCACATAGAAGGCATGGCCTTCTTGCTGGTAGGTGTAGGCAACAGCGTCCGAGATGTTGCCGTACTGGGCAATGGCGTACTCAATGGCGTGCGTAGAAACGCGAACGCCAGTGTAGCCGTTGGCGCGATAGACAATACCCTGCCCACGGGCGTCCGTGCCAAGCCAGAACAGGCCATTGTCGAGTTTTGCAATAGAGAACGCTGCTACGCATCCAATTTCGTTAAAAGCGCCTTGAATGCGCGTTAAAGGAAAGTCAGCCAGACCAGCGTTATACCAAACCTCAACCGAATCAGTGCCAAACAACCATGCTTCACGGTGATCCACATTAATGGCAACCAATCCATCTGGTGAGCCTTCGGCAGACGCAAAGTCAAGAGGGTCAACCGAAGTGCCATCAAGCAATTCAGTTACCCACACCTTTTGCGAGTCTGGTTCGTTATAAACAAAGTACCCATCTAGGTACGCTACAGTCACAGCACCCGTAAAGTCTGGGTCAGTAATCTTGGCAAATACATTTGTAACTTCGTTATAAATAAACCCATCAGGGTTACACGCCAAAAACATTTGTGTGCCGTTATCAGCAATTGAGACTGGGCCTGTCCCCGTGACATCACCCAACTTGGTAGGCGTAGCGGTCAATCCCGTGACTTTGTAGAACTCAGTACCAGACACAACATAGAAGTCGCTACCGTTGGTCTGGTGCGCCCATAGCGCTCGGATAGGACCAGTGCCGATGGTTTGTTGGAACTTTAGACCAGGCGCTCGATTAAAGAACGCCGCTGTCTTGCCACCATCAGGGACAATTTCGGGGAAAAGGTTAACAAGTCGATTGTCTGCAGCGTTGATACTGCGAGCGACATAAGACGCACCCAGAATCGGTGTTTGCATCAATAGTTCCCCGCGTAGATGTTGAAGCGTTGACGAGTTGCTATGAGTGAGTAAGGCATAGACATGATGTCATCAGGATTGTTGATGCGCTTCAGATTGCGCTTAGATGTCATTGCAATGCGTTGCACTTGTGGGCTTGGTTCAACGCCAAACTCAGGCGCGATCTCCATTGCCAAGTTGTAAGTAAAGGCGCGAAGATAGCCTGGTGGGAACAAGATGTCAGTCACCAATGTCGCAGGCTGAGACAGCTCTTGGACGCTAACAAAGTGCCATTCCAAGTTTCGTGTGGGCTTTGGGTACACCGTCATCGTAACGTCAGGATAGGTCATGTTGACAAAAATGACCTGTGGATACGTTGACGTTACAGTCTTAACAGCAATACCGTCATACTGTTGTTGATTGATAAATTTAATGCCAAACGACACATTAGTGCCTGCATCGCGGTAATAAGTTGAATCGTCCAACAAAACAGGGCGATTTCCAACAAAGTTACCAGTAGGACCAAGGGTGCGAGTAATCTCGCCAGCAGGCCAATATCACCGCGCATTTAGAAGATATTCTTTTGTCGCCGTTATACGACGACGCTGAAAAAGCATCTATTAGAACTAGAGGCGAAGATTTGCTTAAATTGCCGTTTGAACA